TTAGTACCTGGTAATCGCTTCATCTTAATGACAGGCTTGAAAGGATTCTGAGTATCTATATAGAAATACAACATACTTCTTCCTACCTTCACAACATGCTGGAAGCAATCCACGCACTTGTTAACAAACTTACTCTTCTTTGAATAATGAGCAAGTGCCCCTTTCATAAGTTCTGCCAATGGTTCATCTTCCTTACCAGTAGGCACAACATCAGGTTGAAACTTCGTTTGAGCTGCCATGCCTATAAGCATATCTATCTTCGGCTTAATCTCATTAAAGACAGATGCTGGTCTATTCTGCTCAGCAAGTATAGCCAAAACCATAGCATTATCCTGCTTACCAGCATAAAACCTATAGTCAACAGGAGCAGCATTTCTAAATGAAGTCTCTGGAGTACTATTCTCCCAATCGTTAAGCCTCTCAATCAGCATCAAATGATCAGGACTGATTTTCTTCTCATCAACAAAAGGTAATCTTTCTGCTTTAGGCATCTTAAGTATCCTCAGTTTGCTTGAATTCTAACGTACTTGCCAAGAACTATTTCCAAGAGATGAAACATCACCAGCATCTTTTTTCCACTTATCTCTTTTAGCTTTGTGCCTTGCTGTGTTACTCCAAATAAGATAAGCGACATTGTTAAAATACTCTGTAAGTGCAAGTGCATCAGCTACATTAGGAGAAGCAACCCCTCTCATTTTAGCTATCTTCTTAGACTCTACCTTTATAGCTGAGCCTTGTAACTCATATGTAAGGCAAGCGAGTTCATTACATAACTCATTAGACATATCCCTTTCTTTTTCTGTGCTTCCAGGGAACCAGTACTGCTGTCTCATACACTTCTCTCTCATGCCAGCCCATAATTCATCTCTTAGAATTATGTATTTATTTCTATCACTTGAACGTGTAGCTGTGTTAATTCCAAAGACTGTTTCATAACCTCCTGGTCTTTTCTGTAACCAGTCAGTTACCCCAGCTCCCACACCGATCTCATCACAGGCGACACCAGACGCTTCCATGTCAGTGAAATTAGCCATGACTCGTGCACCTAAGTCGATAGTATTCATACCCTGAAATGAGTCCCAAGGATAAATTCTATTACCTTTTCTAGGTAAGATAATACTCTTATCTTCACCATATCTTGCTACGTCCACACCTAAGTAAACAGGCTCATCTTCTGCAATTGGCATCTCATTATCAATGCACTGTAGCGCCCAAGCCAGCGGGATAAGAGTATTCTCACTATCCATAGGCGGATCACCCATGACTCTTATCCTAAAGATATTCGATTCTTCTCCATACTTCGTAGCCATGTATTCAGGATAACTATCAGCAACATTGGTACTATTCCTTGAATCCCAATGTAAAGTAGTCCATGCTAAACTATGCTTAGGATGAAAGTGAGACTCATAGAAATATCCCTGATTACGAGTCATATTCCCTATAAGAAGAACTCTATTATCTTCCTGAGTTAAAGCACCCTCCAATGGAATGTAAACTGGATCTGGTACACCAGAAGCTTCATCAACCACTATCAGTAGATGATCTCCATGGAAACCAGCCAGCGTCTCAGCTTGTTCTTCTTTTGTTGCCTTAACAGAAGCACTAACTGCTCTTGCCCACCATTCCTTAGGTGCATCCTTATGAAAGATCTTATCCTTCTGGATAACAAACTCATCAGATAATCTTGACTTCCTGAGCCATTTAGATATCTCACTCCAAAGAATATCAGCTAACTGCCTGTTAGTAGGCGCGGTGCAAACTACTTTAGAGTAAGGTCTTGTACATAAGAAGTTAAGAATCAACCAAGAAGCACATGCATCCTTACCTGTTCCATGGCCTGATCTGATAGTAAGCCTTTTGGTCTTCGGAAATAAGTATAAAGCTTCTGCTTGCTGATCAGATGGAACAGCCTCTATACAGTCAGTAACAAACTGCAACGGACTTGCTTTCCATGCTTGCAGTTTGCTCAGTATCCAAGAGCTTGTAGCTTGATTACCTTTAAACATTAGACAACACCTATATCTCTTGGATAATCATCAGTTAAAATCAATTCCCAAACGCTGACAGAGATTGGATAGCCTATCATGGTGAACTGCTCAATTGTGAACTTAATCTGCTTTCGAGCTATTAGTGAAAGACCATAATCTGAATTATACACAGCATACAGACTAAGTAACCTCTCCGCCCGCTTAGTTTCATCTTGAAGAAATCTTGTCTGAGCTGCTGTTAAGGTTATATTACTCGTAGCTGCGGGAACTGCCACACTCTGATCAAGTGCAATAACTGTACCATCCATTGCAGATAAATCCCACTTAAGACTCTCTGGAACAGTCTCCTCTCCATCTTCGTTTCTAAATAACACCTGAAACGTAGGAGTACTTTGTTCTGCTACTGGTGTGGATATTTCATCTATTCTCATAATAGCTCCACTTCTATTGAAGGTAATATTACATCAGTTGTCATTTTCGGTACTATCAAACCGGTTTTAAACTCTGTATTCTGAAATAGTGTAAGCATCTGTGTTGGCTTCGTAGTTACATTAAATTCAGGTAGAATTAATACAACATCCTCAATGATAAGTACACTACCAACAATCAGACTATAAAATGCAGGAACATTTAGATATTCACTTACAACAATACTATCTGATACGGATGGGCTAAGATCTGACAACCCAGCCTGAGCATCCTCACCAAGATTAATTTCATCGTTTATACTTATAATAAGTGTTGCTGTACCAAGTTCTACTACAGGAACGTCAGCCACACCCACAGAATCTTCAATATTAATACCAGCTAATGCTGTACTAACAGTTACATTCTCATCAGTACTAACCTCATCATATACTGAAACAAGATAGACACCTTGATAACAAAGAAGATCAATATCTTCCAGGGTAGATACACTATCATACACAGAAACAGTATATATACCAGTGTACTTATAGCTTGTAACATCTTCTGCCAGTGATATATCATCATAGACGAATACATAACTTATCTCTGACCTTTCAATATCTTCAGTTATTGAGACCTCATCAGATATACTTATATCAATATCTGCTGATATAGTAACTATATCTGCTACAGTTACCTCATCGTAGACATCTATGGTAAGATCAAAAGTTACTGAGTAATCTTCTGTTACAGCTACACTGTCATATACACTTACTATTGACTCAAAAGCTAACTCAGTACTTTCTACAACAGTGACTTCATCAACCACACTGATATAAGATATAAACTCAAATGTTATATCTTCAGCAATACCAACAGAGTCATAAACATCAACTTCAAGTGTAGTACCACCAGAAAGATAAACTGTCTCTTCATGGTCTTCAGCTATATCTACTTCGTCATATACATTTATCTCACGAAGTTGTTCTATAGTAATAGATTCTGTTAGATTAACTTCATCATATACTGATATCCCAGTTACTACACCAACAGCTACTTTGGTATCATATAGTAATTGGTAAACGGGAGTTTTATCTACCACAACTATTCCACTATTTACATCTACTATAAGAGCATCAGGTAATGATGATGTTACTAACTCATCTATTCCTACAGAGTCAAATAAGCTTAAATCTAAATCACCTACACCAGCAACCTGAGGAGTATACTCAGCTTCAACAACACTAACATCTTCATAAGTACTAATCAGTAGAGGATCCGGAAGTTCTGAAGAAACATCCTCTTCAAGCCCCACCTCATCGTACAATGAAACCAAGCAAACTATATTTGAAGTATGGGCTTCATCTATGCTCACCTCATCATATAGATCTATTAAATAAGGTTCTTTTGCACCTACCTCAAAAGGATTGTACTCTGTTATACTTACTTCATCATATATATCTACACTTGAGTCAAAGCCAAAAGCTATGTCCTCAATTAACTCTACCTCATCATATACACTAACAAATCTTATTTCAAAGAACATCGTTGGAGCATCTTCAATAGATACTTCATCATAAATATCTATATTAACACTCTTAGTACTAACAGCAACTGTTACATCTTCAGCAACATCTACAAGCGCTACTGCATCATACTCCTGAATAAACTTTGTTACTTGACTCCAGAAGATTGTTTCAGAATCTGTAATAGCTTCTACAGCAACAATACCATATACTGTGTCAGTTGCGGCAGTACTATTATAACTAAACCCTGATATATCAGCTACATCAGCATCACTTGTAAATCTTGTTAAATGAAACCAAGGGGTTATCCCACTAACACTATACGAAGCACAGTTGTATATAGTACCTACATAAACATGAGCTAATAAATTTCCAGTTATCTCATAGGGAAATGGAATTTCATCAGACCATACATTAGTATCTTGTGGGACTGATATTCCTCTACTACCACTAAAGAGAATAGGAGTTGTAGTATCTGGCGGCCCAGTATCATAAAGACTACCTGCATCCTGTAAAGCTACTGTAACTTCTTCATAGGTACAACCTACACCAGTCGCACCCATTTGAACTCTGATAGAATCAGGAGTAAATCCTACAGCTGCTATTGATAACTCATGTCTTGCATTTCTATTACCATAAGCATAACCATCATAAGTCCCAGAGTCGTGAACTTTCTTTATTCTCTTTAGTTTTAACCTACTCCAAACCTCAATAAGCTCGAATACATTGATCTCTGGTCCAGTAGGCTCAGCTTCTGCAACAGTTACAGTTTCATCTTCTATCAAAGAACATTCGTCATATACTGATATAACTAACGGGTCAGGAAGTTCAGTAATTAACCCTTCATCCCATCCTTCATCAGCTGTTACTTCATCATATACACTAACAATAATATTTTCAAAGTGTCTTACTACAGACTCTTCTAAACCTACTTCATCATAAACATCTATTTCAAATGAAAGTTTATCTTGTACTGCTACTGTAACTCCGAGCTCAGCATCTGCATCTACTTCATCATACACTGAGATAATCAGTGGATCAGGAAGACTAACAGTAGCACCAAGTTCAGCATCAACTCCAACTTCTTCGTAGAGTGTCCCGCCAGTACCAATAGCAATATCTTCAACACCAGTGACAGTAACATCTACTGGTGTAGTGGTATACTCAGTTGCATCATCCTCAATAGCTTTTAATCTTACTTGAAAAGAACCAGCCGTTCCGTCACTATATACTGTAACCTGATGTTCA